AGAGCAAAGTCCTCTACATTAGCAGGACACAACCATCAGACATCTGAACATCATGAAAATAACCTAAAAAACGATTCTATGGCTTGTTTCTCCACAGGATGCCTATGTCAGTTAACTCCTAAGTATAGACCATTTGCCTATACTAAATGGAATCATGGATTCGCCATAGTTGAGATTGATGGCGATGGATCCTTTGAGGTAAATAATTACAGGATAATTGATGGTAAAGTAAGGTAGCAATGCAAAAACAAATACATGAGTTCAAAAAAACAGGGCAAATCCCGGTGGATGAAATTGTAAAAATTGGCGGTTCTGTTTTGGCATTCTTAATTTCGCTTTTTAAAGAAAAAAGAAGCAAGGATGACAGGATTACTCACCTGGAACAAATCAATCTATTACAGCAACAGGAAATTGACGAATTGAAAGTATTAGTAACAGAATTATTGAACCGATGAAAGTAAGTGAACATTTTGACATAAGAGAGTTTATTTCCAAAGCAACTTGGGAACGCAATGGTGTAGATTCAATTAAGCTAATCGACAAAAGATTAATCGACCTTGCCGAGTTTTACAGGAAATATTTTGGTTCAGCCGTTACTATCAACAATTGGCACACAGGCGGCAACTTCCAAAACAGAGGATTTCGGGATTTTGATTCACCGGTAGGTGGCAAAACATCGATGCACAGGACCGGACAAGCGTTCGATTGTAATATTAAAGGTTACACCATTGCTGATCTTCATAAGGCAATATCGAAAGACCAAAATTCCTTCTACAATGCAGGTCTTAGAAGAATTGAAGACATAAAGGATGCGCCGACTTGGTTGCATTCAGACCTAAAAGACGTTGGTTTCTTTGGGAAAATCTATATTTTCAAGATATAATTACTACCTTTGCATCTATTATTAAGAGTATTTATTGACATTTACACTCTTTTTACCCTTGGATTTCATTGCCCAAGGGTTTTTTATTGATTTTAATGTAAATTTATTTAATTAATTATCAATAAATTACGTAATAAAACGTAAAATTATTAAACTATTTTTTCGTAGTATCAATTCTTGTAGTACATTTGCTCATCGAAACAATCAAAAAAAACAAAGCGATGAAAACCACAACAACAAACCAACAAGCAATTAACCTAATAAACAGAGCATTTGACTCTGATGGTTACTTGGTAAACCCAAAGAGCCGCAAAAACCAACAAGAAGCCAAAGATTTATTGAATAATGGACTGGATTCTTACGACGGACTTGTTAATGGTTGCGACACGCACAATTGTCTTTTAATTATTGCCTATCCAAATAAACAAATATGAAAAAATTAATTGATATTATAGACACATCCAACGAACCCAACATTTTGCAAATGAGTAGTTTAAACCAACACGTTATCGAATTTCATTCTCAACAAAAAAAAATTCAAACAGAGCAGCAATGGTTGTTAAAGATGGAAAAGAATATTATAGATAAATATTGTCAGTACAAAAAAGGCGATAAGGTTATCTATACAGAATGGTGGAGGGGTAATGGAAAAGATTATTTTGGAATTGTAAGCGATATTAGATTTAAAGGTACTTCAAGTGATGCAATTGACGGAATGTGGATTATTTGCGTTACGCCAACCACAAAAGACTTTAAAAAATCATTAGCAAATTACAACTCAGCATTTAAATACCTTGGGATTAATTCTAAGGACATTATAAGAAAAGCTAACTAACCCCCCAAGGGGTGCAGCATCCTAACAACTGCAATAAATCAAACAATCAAAAAAAAACAAAATGACAAACTTTAAAATCACAGCCACAGCCCCAACAACTTACCAATTACAATCATTAAGACTTTTTGGTTTAAATGTAAAATCCTATGCAAACGGCAGTCATGTTGGCGAAGAAGTATTTACCACAGAACAAGAAGCTAAGGATTTTTTAATTAAAAGAGCAGAGATGTACTTTGAGTCAGAAAATGAATTAAATGAGGCAATTTCTGATATTGAGAATTATGGTTCATTAAGACTTGATGCCGTATGTGGAAATATTGAAGAAGAAGAAATTTAATTTTTAAAAAAACAAAGCAATGAAACAAGTATCAGTTACCTTACAAATTGGAGATATTACATTCGAGTGTCCATTCCAATACTACTACTCTGAGAACGAGAAAATGTACATGACGAAGATGGCAGTACCGGAGTGCAGCGTTGATATGTACATGGACCTTAAATCACACCTATGGGAACTGCTTCAAGAGCAGCATCCAAATGTTTACCAACTAATCACTATAAGCCATGAAAGTCAAACTTAAAAAGAATTACTACCTGATGATCCATAACGGCACAATGTACAATCGAACTGCCGAGATATGGCAGGAAGGTTTTAAATTCCCATTCAAAGAAGAATCATTTTCCCAATCCGTACCATTGCAAGAAATTGTCGAATGGGCCAATAATTTCATAAATACAAAATTTTAATCATGCAGACAAGAACTATTTTACACCTTCACAAGAAAAAGAACAACCGGCACCGAATTTATGGCAGCGTTTCAGCGTTAATAAAAGGCGAAAAAGGACTTAATTTGAAAGCTAGGGAACTTTACCTTCATTTTAGTAACTCGCCTAAAAAACCATTTGTGAATCAATTTTGCGAAATTCGGAAGCTACCAATATTAACCTCCTCACAAATTAGCCATGAAGAAATTGAGTAATATCGACATCGGATTAATCCTCGGGACCATTGCGTTTGGATTATACCTACTAATTCTAATTTACATAATATCAACCACTAACTTTTGTTTCGCATGAAACTCCTCCTAACCTCAATCCTTCGCTTTCTTTACGAAGTGATAGGCACAAAAACTTTCCTATTCTGCTGCGGCATTGGAATTTATTTTGTTTTTCGTGCATCATGGCCTTCAATTGAGAAGGTGGCACAATACTTTATTAATCATTAATTTCTAACCATGCTTAACGATACTAATCCTTCCCGGCTGTTTCTTTACAATGCCGAAGACGCGAATAGGCTACTTAACAAAAAGCCGACCACAACCAAACGATTTGAACGAGTTTTTAATTTGTCCAACAGAACACTAGGCTTTAAGTTCATTAATTTGTGTATCTCCTTAGATATAGGCTTCGAATATATCTTCATTGACTACTTCCATACCTTTATCGTTTCAGAGCGATTAGAGCGAATTAGACAGCTTGAATTGCTTTGGAATGGCAGCAAAGAAACCCCATCGACAATGAAGGACAGAGGTTTGGCAGTTCGTCCATACTTTGAAAGGGATTGTAAGCAAGCCGAGAGCGACATTGAAAGAGTTAAATCAATGGCACGACCTGTTAAGGTTCTTGTTAAATCAGCCAAATGGCAAAGATGTAACATTTGGGAAGAAGGGACTTCACTATTTACGATCGATGGAAGATTGATTTTAGGGGAATAAATTTATTTTTTTAAATTTGTACTACAAACAAAATATTTACTATTTTTACACGTCAATAAAAATTTAGCGATGAAATCAGAACAAATCAAGGCTGCAATTGCCGCAGCAAGTCAGGCCACGTTTGGCCGAACACCACAACGTAAGGACGAAACTATTACCATTTCGGTAACGATTGACCTTGAAGTAAGCTACAACCATCACGATTCAGAAACCGATGATGTAACAGGAGCGAGTTATCCAGCATCCTATGAGATTATAGGGTTTGAATTATCTAATCCTGCCCAATTTATGGAAGAACTACAACAGGCTTTCGATGATGAAATTGGTGATGCGGAAAAGGATAGTATTAATGTTGTTATGTATGATGGGAGGGAAAAATAATGGAAAGCCTAAAAACATTAGCCACCTTTAAGGTAGAGATATTCTACGATTTAATTAACCAAGGCGATGAAGAAACGTTCTATGTCAGAAGTGTTGAACCTGTTAACCTTGATGATATTAAAACAGAACTTGAATCCTGTCTTGTATGCGAAAGAGGTAATCCCGAACTTGACCGAAGCCACGTTCTTTTCAATGAAAATGTAATCATTTAAAATCAATCATAAAAATGGAAATCAAAGCACCATTAAAAAAAGCCTTCATCGAAAATTACGGCGAAGGCAAACAGAAACTGATAGCAGTTTTTGACACAAACGAACAATTCAAAGAAATCCTTGCCATAACATTTTACGGCGATAAGGTTGAAACATTTGAAAAGTTAAACGCAATTCCCGGCGATGTCTTGGAAGTAAAATGCAACGTTAAAAGCCGAGAAGCAAATGGACGTTATTACACCGAGGCCGTAGCTTGGTTTGTTAAAAAAGTAATTAATATCTAAAGACAAATGTCAGAACTACAACTATCCACCAAAACACTTTTTGCCCGACAAGACGTTCGGGCTAAGTTTGAAGAGATGCTTGGCAGTAGAGCACCGCAATTCATAACTTCGGTGCTACAAATTGCTAACTCAAACGCTATGCTGCAAAATGCCGATCCAATGAGTATTTATAACGCAGCAGCAACAGCCGCAACCTTAAACTTGCCAATTAATCAAAACCTAGGGTTTGCCTATATTTTACCTTATAACCAAAAGCAATCCGATGGAAGTTACAAATCGGTTGCACAATTCCAGCTTGGGTATAAAGGCTTTATTCAGTTAGCGCAACGAAGCGGTCAATTCCAAACTATTGCAGCAAGTCCGATTTTCGAAGGACAATTGGTTGAACAAAATCCTTTGACCGGTTTTGTTTTTGATTTCTCTAAAAAAGAAAGCGACAAGGTGATTGGATATGCGGCCTACTTCCGATTGATTAACGGATTTGAAAAAACCTATTACATGAAAATCGAAGAGGTTGATAAACACGCCAAGAAGTACAGCCAAACTTTCAAAAAGGGTTATGGTTTATGGAAGGACGAGTTTGATTCAATGGCGCAAAAGACTGTTATCAAATTACTTCTTTCCAAATTTGCACCATTATCAGTTGAAATGGAAAAAGCGGTAATAATGGATCAATCGGTCATTAAGAATACCGAAACGATGGAGGTAGAGTATGTCGACAATAAGCCCGGTCAATTAGAAAGTCCAAAACTTTCCGATGAAGAAATTAAAGAACAAAGGGTTTTAGAACTAATCAACACCTCCACATCAATAAAGGATCTTCAATCAGTTGTAAAAGGTCAAAAGTTAACAGAAAAAGCAAACGATTTGTTTAAACAAAAAATGCAAGAACTAGATGGAAAAGCAAATTGATTTCGAAAAGGTTCTATTTAGGTGCTCCAGCTTGGGGCACCTAATGACCGAACCAAAGAAAAAAGGCGAAGTATTAAGCGAGACCGCCAAAACCCACATAAGGGATATTTATATCAGTTTGGTATTTGGAAGAAACACAGACATTTCAAACAAGTACCTAATCAAAGGCGTAAACGTAGAGGACGATTCAATCACGCTTTACTCAACTTGTAAAAGGGTTTATTTTGAAAAAAATGAGGACCATTATTCCAATGGATTTATCAAAGGAACTCCCGACATTAAAGCCTACGAAGGTATGACTGCGGATATAAAAAGCCGGTGGGATATTTACACTTTTATGAGGACCATTGGCGAACCGATGGATAAAATGAACTTTTGGCAAATAAACGGTTACATGTGGCTTCAAAATTGCGAAAAAGGTTCAATCGTTAATACTTTGGTAAATAATCCATTTGTTCAAATCCAAAACGAACTAAGAAAGGAAAGCTATCAATGGACCGGTGGCACACCTACATGGAGGGAAATCGAAATTATCAAAAATTCTGTTTATGATTTCAAGACCTTCAATGACTATGTGAACATGGCTTGTCCACCTCAGACCGATGAGGATAAAGAAATGTTCGATTCGTTTGTAGAAATTGAACCAGCTAAACGAATTAATGAGGTTACAATCGAAAGTTCATTGGAAAACATCGAAGCGATTAAAACGAAAATAATCGCAGCAAGGCAATACATGTCGGATTTTCATAACCTTGTTAACCTTAAAAAATTCTAACCATGCAAAACTATCAAACCATATTGGAATATTCTATTGACCAAATCAATTCCTACCAAAAGCAAATCGAGATCCATTCGGCTAAAGCTAGGGAAGCGTTTAAGAAAATCGCAACCTACCAGGCAAATAAGTATGCGAACGAGAAGGGATTGCTTTACGGAAAAATGCACGAAGTTAAATCAATGCCTTATAAGAAGCTGCGGTTTGTCAGAATGGAGGTGGAACAATTTTCGGCCAATTGCTTTGACTTGGATAAGGCGATTGTTTATGCCGTTTTTGATGAACTTACCGAGGCTGGAAGGAAGCGGCCGAATGGTGAGGTGAGGTTGAATGTTGGCGTTTATACTTTGTAAAAGAAACACTTAATTTAATTTAGAAATGAAAATAACCTTAGAGTTCGATACAATCGAAGAAGCACAATTAGCAATTAATGGCAGTAAGTATGCTGCGGCTATATTTGAGTATGACCAATATCTCAGAGGTAAGTTAAAGTATGAAACTCTGCCTGAAGATATGTATATTGCTTATGATGACAGCCGAGAGAAGCTGCGAAGCCACCTAAGTGAACATAATTTATTTATTGATGATTGTATTAGTTTCTAAAAAAACGGCTTAATGGCACATTCAAATTTCCTAAAAAGCCATATTTTAGTAGGTTTTTTCAAAATGGCACATTAAAACAGACTTTACCCTATATTTATAAAATGAAGTTTTTATTTTTTTTATTTTTCAATTTTCAGTCGTTTAATGTGCCACATGTGCCATATCCTAGTGTTTTCAATGGTTTCAGCTATGTTCAATGTGCCATGGAAGTGC